CTTGCATTCCTCCTTTTGATCGATACAATTATATCACAACAGAAGAAATGCTATTAGGATAAATTCCTCAATTTTGTACAACAAAAGCGTCAACATCGAAAGCACAGATTCATCATCGCACTTCCGTTCGGATCGTGAACCCATCCGGAAGGTTGGAAATTTCTTTTTTCAGGAACAATGGATAAAAAGTTTCATCCTTTAATTGAGCAATCTCTAACCATTTAAATATATGCGTATCGGTTCCCTCTGTTCGAGTGAACGTGTTTTGCCTTTCCAGCAGGCCAGCATCTGCGGTATCCATCAAAAAATAAATACATATCTCGTGATATCGGAGACCATCTGTATCTTTTGTGAAAAAAGATTGATTCAACCATAATGGCCGGGATATCTTCAGTGAAACACCAAGCTCTTCCCGAACTTCCCGTATCATCGCTTGTTCGGCCGTTTCCTCCATCATCACTCTACCCCCGGGCAGAGAGTAGTACTCTGACGGTTTGTCATGGGACATTGCCAAAATTCTTCCGTTAGAAATTATGATTGCACTCACTCTGTAATTAAACTTTTCATCGCCCATCTTAAAAGAGATATCCACTTTCCATCACGCTCCTTCACTCATTCTCATTCGTACATCCGCCCCTATTTTACCAGCAATAAGAGAACACAGCAATTTCTTCAAGCAAAAACGCCAGCGTACCATGTTTTCGCAACACGATACGCTGGTGTCTTATTGTTCTGCTGTTACCCAGCCTTCGGTGTGAGCCATCCTTTTACAGTGTCCGCATCGACCTTGCTTGCTTTTGCAATCTGCTCAATCGATACACCCTGTTCATAAAGGCTCTGTGCCATCTCAACTGCCATTTCTTTTCGGCTTTCTACTCTCAGCTCTTCCATAGCCTTGCACATTTCGCTCAACATGCTTTCGGGGCGATCCAACTGCTTACAGTATCAACATCATAGCCAAGAAGGTCTGCGATTTCTTCTACGGAATTTCCCTTCCGACTGAGTTTCAAGGCAGTCTTTTTTGCCTGTTCCATTTTACCGATTTCTACGCCTTCAGCTTTTCCCTCGGCATAGCTTTCAACTCTCAATTCTTCCATAGCCTTGCACATACTGCCCACTCCTTTTGGGTTTTCTTTCAAGTAGCGCGTTCGTTCTGCCATCAGGTCAAAGTTCATCTCCTCTGCACTGGTGCAATTGAAATCGTGCATCAGTTTTCCAATGTCAGAATCGCCACGGTACTCGCCATTGACATACAGAATATGAGTTCCATCTTCAAACGGCAAGCCCAGTGTCAAGTTTATGTTCTGAATGACATATACAGGTTTTCCTGCCTTATAGTAATCTTTTTCCGTAATGAAAATGACATAGGTATCCGGCAGTTCTCGGTAATCCTGATCCTTGTCCAGATTTTCCACATCCATCACGCTGGAATGATATCTTGCCTAGTGCGGGTCAGCTCCATTGTCAGAGCGCTGAAGGTCTTCCTGATGATGCCGTTCACGCTTCTGTGCTTCGGTTTCCTGCAACTTCCCTCACCTCCTGTTTCTATTGTTTATTTTATCATAGAGCAGTCATTTTATCAACCATCGTTCAACCGCATTAGTTGACGCTAATATAGTTCTGTACCATCATGTGCGTCACCTTCTCCGTCTGCACAATTCCCTGTTCGTTGGAAAATCTAATAAATAATCGCATCGTCTGCTCGTAGCTTCCAATCGTCTTCATGCTCAGTCCCTTTAACTCGCACGCCTCCAGAAACATTTCTACATCTTTTTCCACCATAAAAACCTCCGGAATCTATTCGGCTCCACACCCAATAAATTCCGGAGATTTATTGCCCTATCAACAATCAGTTTATCGCTACGGAATCCATAATTCTATAATTCCATAGCGATAAACATTTTTCACCATCCCAGAATTACCAGCTTTGCGTACAAAATATCACGTCGGCATGTGCATTCATCACACTGCTCTCTGCCGTTTATCCAGCCGCATTTTGTCAGCGATCATCGCGATGAATTCGCTGTTGGTGGGTTTTCCCCGCAGGTTGTGGATGGTATAGCCGAAGTAGCTGTTGAGGGTATCCACATCGCCCCGGTCCCACGCCACCTCAATGGCATGGCGGATGGCCCGCTCCACCCGGCTGGCAGTGGTACCGTTTTTAGGATAGGAAATTTACCTAATTGTTGTGAGGTATTCTCCGTTCTTCACAGGTATAGGCGCAAGTTGTTTATCGTGCCCTTATTATACCAGATGCCAGGGCATATATCCATCGACAAATCGCTCAAATCCGACAACTCAAAAAAGAAAAGTCCATGAAAATATCAATGCCCAGCGGCACCATATTTTTCCATAGACTTTTCCTCCATTTTGATTACTTCCTGGCGTTGTTTTCCGCCCTCAGCCGTGCAAACAGTTCGTCTGCCTCGATGGCCTCCTTGGTGAAGGAGTTGTTCTTCCACCAGTTGATAATGGCCACCACAACGGTGATAAGGGTGCTGACCAGTTGCTGGAGCTGCTCGTTGTCGATGGGCAGCGGGCTCTTGTTGAACGAAGCCAGCAGACTGTTCAGCAGTGCTACGATCAGGCAGATGGTTCTCGCCCAGGTCGCAGCACTTGCATTGGTGTATTTCTCCATTTTGAAGTCCTCCTGTTTAGGCTGTGTGATCTTCCCTCAGCGGCAGTGCCTCCATCCGCTCATATAGGTTCGTGCCGGTGCCGTTGCCCTTCAGTTCGTGGTACGCCTCGTATACAAGCCCCACATTGGTCAGCCCTTCCGAGTCAACATACCCTTGCTGGATGTAGTACCGGCAGCTCTGATAGAGTCTGTCGTGGAGCAGAGCCTTCACCGCTTTTTTCAGTGCCTTCTGCTCCTGGATGGTGGCGTAGAACGCCTTCCCCGCCCATCCCAGTGCCGCCGCGATGATCAGGGAGACCACCTCGTTGAAATGGGTCATGATAAAGCTTTCCGTGGGATTCACGCTCCCTTCACGCTTGTCAGACCCGCTTTTGCAATGATACTCGGGTAATCCTTGTAGACATGGTTCATGTCCACCACGCCGCTCACACCAGCCACCTTGCCCTTGGAGCTGTACTGCCACATACCGTGCTTGCGGGTCGGCCGCTTGTTCCGGTAGTCCGCCAGCCATAGGTCAAAGTCATTCAGCTGCCACATGTTCAGGTTGTAGTCGGCAAAGTTCGAGTAGGTATACAGGATCGCGTACAGCCCCCACTTTTCGATCTCCCTGAGCTCCATTTTGACAAGTTTCGTCAACTCGGCTGCGGGCAGACTTTTCAGATGGGGGTCCTCCACGTCCATAGCAATGGGTAGCTCAAAGCTCTTCCCTTCCAGGCATGTCTTGAGCAGGTTCAGCTCCTTCTTTGCCATGCCTTCCGTTACCGCAACGGTGTAAGCATATACGCCAACTGGCAAACCCACAGATTTTGCCCCGGCATAGTTCGCTTCAAAGCACGGATCGACATAGAGCTGCCCGCTCTTGGTGGAAACTGCACGGATCATCACGCCACCTACTTTGCCGCTGGCCTTGACTTTTTTCCAGTCAATGGTTCCCTGCCAGCGGGAAACGTCGATGACATCAAGCATTCCCCTGCTCCTTCAGTTTCTCGGCCAGCTGGGTGCACAGCTTCTCGTACTCCTCTTCGGTCAGGCGGTCGTTGGCAAAGAAGATATCCAGCTTCCGCTGCATCCCGTTGGTCTTGCCGCGTTCGATCAGGCGTGCACAGGTGTTGTAGAGTTCCATTTTGATTCCTTTCTGCTCACGTTCTGCATGAGCCATCTTAATGTAAAAAAATCGCTCATCAGCACTTTTTTCAGCGGGCCAATAAGCGAAACGATACAAATGGGCTGACTCGACTCTTATGCCTCCGGCGTAACCCCCAGCTCCAGCATAGTCAACCGGTACTCCTGATCTACCACCAGGCTATCGGTGTCGGTTTGGGCGCTTTGCAGGGCGGACAGTGTTTCGGGCAGGGTGTCCACGGCTTTCTGTTTTGCCGCTGCCTTCTGCTGCGCCGCTTCCTGTGCAGCCAGCTCTTCGGCGGTCGGCGGCTGGGGCACTTCCCCGTATTCGTACACCTCGTACTCCGCCCCGCATAGCCGGATGCCCCAGTAAGCTTCCCCGGGCTGTGCATTTTGGTTGTGTGCGTTCACCGCAGCCTCGATCGCGCTGTAATCTGCCGGGGTACCGTCGGTCTCGGTCGGTACCGTGTACCCGGGGCGGATCGCTGTTTCTTCCATTTTGAACTCTCCTTTCCGGGTGCTCAGTTAATATAGTTAAGTTCGAACCAGAAGACCGTACTCGTTGTCACCAGCGTATTCAGCGGCAGTACGATGCAGGGGCGCAGACCGTGCGAGTCCTCTCTGTAGCCTGCATCGCAGAACCTTCCGTCCGCATAAAACGCGTACATATAGTTGCCGTTGTGGGTTCGTTTGGAGCGTGTCCAGTATTCAGTGTCTGCTTTTCGTTTGTCGGTGGCAGCAGTCGTGTAGTCGAAGTAGTCCAGTTTTGCACCCTCCTGCGCCATCAGGCCATCTGTGCCCTGCCAGGTGTAAACACCCATCTCGACCGCGGAAAGCAGAAAGCACTTTCTCGAAAGGCCGTTCGAGCCGGAGGAAACATTGGCCGAATTGTAATCCGCCTCCTTCACGTAGGGCAGATGCACGGTCATCAGGCGGTTTGCCACACTGGGTGTGATATTTCCGCCCGGGTAGTTGACACACCAGTTGTCCAGAGCATATCCTTCGTAACCGTAGATGTAACCGCCACTGATGGAAGTGGACGCTGCAATGCTCGACCTCCAGAGCCATGCGCCGTTGGCCGTGCTGTCGTATAATCCGCCGCCAGGAACGCCCTTGTGCACCAGCTTATACCAGCAGGTATTGCCGCTCGGGTCTGCAATGCCAAATTCCGTCCCCAACGCAAAGGAGCTGATGGGATTGCCGCCGTCATAAAACTTCTTGGCCACGCCATCCACGCCGATATAGCCCTTATGTACTGGCCTTGCAGCACCATCCACGCCGGTGTAGATTTTGGAGACCGACTTGGCACTTCCGCCGATTCCGGTATAAATTGCCATGTTCTGTCCTCCTTATGCATACACCAGCAGGATAGAGCCGGTTGCAAGGCTGCTTCCCGCACCGGGGTCACTGGTTTGGGATGTAATGGTGGTCACACCCAGCCAACTCTGCAAAACAGCCTTGTTGACATCCTTGATCTTCGTACCGTTGTCCGTATAACCGGCAATGTGCGTCAGGTTCGACGTGTTAAGGCCGTCGCCCGCATAGCCGACTTGGATTAGTCTGCCTGAATCCTTATAGTCGGTCACACCGGTCGCTTTTGTGGCAGAAGACGCTGTGTCTGCATTACCAGTCAGCGAACCAATGAATTTGTTGGCCCTGACATTTGCAAAAGCGCCGCTTCCTCGACCGTCATTAAACTGATACTCATCAATGGTGTTGTCTCGGTATCCCCAGTAGACAGTGTTGTCTTGTGGGGTGCCAACAAAATTCACTTCATTATTGTTCTCGAACGCCAATTTCGAGTGATTATGCTCACTCGGTGGAAACGTACTCGGCTTATCCGTCACGGAATTCCAATCCGTCTTGATGCTCTTGAACTTGTTGCCCACGGTCTTTGCGTCCGCGGGTGCGCCGTCAATGGTCAGGGTCTTGTCGGTGTTCACCACCTTCTTGGCCGCTTCCACCAGTTGGCGGGCTTCGTTCTCGCTGGCCTTGGCGTTTCCTTCGCTGGTCTTCGCATTCCCCTCGCTGGTCTTGGCCTTCCCTGCGCTTGCTTCGGCTTCCTTGGCCTTGGCGGTGCAGGTGGTCACGCTGGTTCCCATGCTGTCGGCGCTGGCTTTCGCGTTGGTCTCGCTGGTCTTCGCGTTGGCCTCGCTGGTGGCAGCTTTCGTTTCGCTGCTCTTGGCGTTGGTCTCGCTGGTCTTCGCGTTGGCCTCCGAGGTCTTGGCCGCATTCTCGCTTGCCTTGGCATTGGTCTCCGAGGTCTTCGCCTTGGTCTCGCTGGTCTTTGCCGCGTTCTCACTGGCCCTGGCGTTAGTCTCGCTGGTCTTCGCCGCACTGGCCGAACCCGCTGCCGCAGAAGCAGAGGATGCCGCCGCGTTCTCACTTGCCTTGGCTGCATTTTCGCTGGCCTTCGCGTTGGTCTCGCTCACCTTGGCAGCATCCTGGCTTGCCTTTGCCGCATCCCGTGCCGCTTCGGCCTGACGGAGCAGCTCTTTGATGTTGGCGATGCTCTGGTTCACAAAATCCCGGGTCCACTCCATCGAGCTGGCGATGTATTCACGGACTTCCCGGCCATAGATCGCCTTCCGGATGCCCGTAATGATCGCATCAAAATCCATTCCTATTCTCAACCTCCTCCATTTTGAACCCTTACGAACTGCTCAGGTTGCCCAGCAGCTGGTTCAGGAAACTGATGATCGCCTGTGCAATCGTCCATATACTGTCCATGGCCTGCTTCTGCACCTGCTGCTTGGTCAGCTTCTCGGGGGTCAGACCAAAGGTGAACTGCTTCTCGTTGGGCGCATCCAGCGGCAGCTTCAGCTTGGTGCACACCAGCCACTTGTCGATCTCGTGGGGGCTGGAGATGATGTGGGTCTTGATCAGAAATCCCAGTCGGTCATTGCTTTCCCCGCTGTCCACCCGGTCGTAAGCGGTCAGGGTCATCACAGGCTCGATGTTCTGCTTGTACCCCTTCAGCTCGGTCTGTGCTTCTTTGCGCAGGCTGTCGTTGTTCGTGTTGCCGTCGACCTGGATGCACTTCTCAATGATGCCGTACTTTGCTTCTGCCGCCTCGTCCCGCACTGTCTCCGAGATCGCGCTCACGGTGGTCGTCTTGAAGATCCACCATCCGCTGGTGGTCGTCTGGGTGCCGTATGCGGTCACACGGGTCACCACGTCGCTGGACATCTGCTCCACATAGCTGAAATCCAGCAGATTCACGCCATATTCAATGGTCTGTGTCGTGGTAGCATCCGTTTCCACGAGGTAATCGATGTACACCCGCCATACCGCAGTGCCGTTGTCTGCCCGCACGATCCGTGTCCGCAGGTATCCGTCGTATTCTTCCAGCAAAAAGGTGTTCAGCAGGCTCCACTGGCTCTCGAACAGGGTTCCCTTGCTGGAGGTGTCGATGGTGCGCCCGGGCTGGATGTTCACCTTCCCGATGCCAAAGGTCCCGTAAGGCCCCTGATAGTAGTCCTTCAACGCCTGCGTTGCAAGGTAGAAGATGCTGTTGGAGGGCACACTTGACCACTGCTCCAGCGGGTTGTCGGTGGTCAGGTAGTAGGTTCCGCCGTTCACCTTCGGTACAAATCGCTGGAGATATCCCAGCACGCCCTCGGCATACAGCTTGTAGCTCAGGTCAAACAGCTTTTCCGTCTCGGTCACGTAACCCAGCCAGATCGGTTTGCCGTCCTCTTCCACCACCAGCCACGTTTTCTCGTACTTCAGGGTGGTGTACACGGGGTTCTTGTAACTGCCGAATGCCGTGTTGATCTGGTATGGGATGGTCGCTTCAAAGCTGCCGAACTCGTTTTTGGCCAGGTTCAGCACCGGGTCTTCGAGGAATCGGTTGGAAACGCTTCCCTCTATCGTGTCGCCCTGGGAATCAAAGATGCACTCCCGGGTGTCCCACTGGAACCCCAGAGCACTCGTGCCATTAAAGGTCTCCGTTTTCTTTGAGATGGTTCCCGCATAAACTTGATATCCGATGGCTCCTCCCTCCTTTCTGCATCCATTTTGAAATTTCGTAAAGCTGACTGAAAGGTTTATAGATACGCTGGCTGGTAATACAGGTTGATCGTTCCCTCACCCATCAGGCCGCTCACCCATACTTCGTACACGTCGTATCGCAGATCGTTGTCGATCAGGCCGATGTCCACCTTTCCCATGCCCTCGTCCAGCTGGGGCATAACGGGCGAAACTGTCACCGCCGGAAGTCCCAGCTCCTTCGCTTTGTCGTAAGGGTAGGTCTGGCTCTTTGCCAGTGTAACCCCCACCAAACCGCCACCGGTCCATTTTGCTTGCAGCAGGCTCGGTTTTTCGCTGGGCGGCATCCGGAAGGTCTTGGTCTGGAGTGCCTTGATGGGGATGTCCTTGCAGTAGGGTACGGCCAGATCGGTCTCAAACCCAAAGGTATCCCACACCCAGTCCTCCTGAATGTTGTCGTACAGGAACTTGAACGGGTAAAGGCTGTAAGCAAAGGTCACGACGCTGTGTCCGTTCTTCTGCTTGATGCCTCCGTTCACCCAGACACGCCCCAGATAAAAGAACGCCGGGTCATCCTCCAGCCGCACCCTGGTCTGTGCCGGGATCGAGTTGCTCTTCGCCAGCGCTCTGGAAAGATACTCCAGCGCTCCGGTTCCTACAGGGGCCGAAAGGTTCTGTCCCCGCCACTCGTCCGTATCCAGATAAAACTCCCAGCTTCCCTCCCGGGCCTTGAATACCGGGTAACCCGTCAGGCTCTTGGAAAGGTAGGTGGTTCCGTCTCGTCCGGGTACGTCCACGGAGAGGACTTTCTCCACCGGGGGAGCCACCACAGGCCGGGAGACCGGGATCATCTTCCAGTCATCCCAGGTGTTCTTGTCACCAATGGTGATGGAATGGTACATGGCTCCTCCTTAACTCAGCATGTCGGCAGGCGGCTGGAAGTCATAGGAGATGGTCAGCGTCACCCGTCCGTCGTTGCCGTTCTTGACGTTGCTGATCCAGCAGCGCCCTTTGTAGCTTCTCGTCTGCGCGGTGGAGAGCACGGTTCCGCCCAGCTCCATCCGCACCTCGCATTCTCTTCCCTGAATGATCCGCATCAGCCGGAAATAGGTGCTTGTCCAGTCACCTTCCCGGCTCGACCAGTCGGGGTAAAGCTGAATGCTTTGTTCGGTCTTGTCGGGGATGCCGCATCGCTCCCGCACATCGTCCATGGCGTGCCGTCCGTAGTCATCCCAGCTGGAATGTGGTACGCCGTCCGCCACATAATAAAAGTCCCAGCTCCCGGTCGAGTTCTGGAACACCCTCTTTCCCAGCGGAGCCTTTTCCGGCGTGCCGTGGTAGGAAGGAAAGTCCATCGTCTCGTATTTTTCCTCAAAGGCATTGACATGCAGGGGGTTCAGGGGGACCAGGTTGAAGTCTCTCGTGCTGTATTCCCGGGAAGCCCCTGCATTGTCATATACCTTAAAAATAAGCCCCGCAAATGTGGGGATCTGTGAGGAAAGCGCCGGGTCAGTTGCGCTCCGTCCCATCATCGGTTGTTCCTCCGGTTGATCTTCCCCAGCCCCTCGTCCACGTCGTTGATGATCTCGCCCACCAGTTTCCGGCCGTTCATCTGGACCTTCATGTTGGCCACGGCCCGGGCAATGCTGTCGATGTGCTCGCCCAGTGCCTCCACGCTCGAAACGATGTCGGCGTTGGGGTTTGCCTTCTGGTCAGCCTTGTTGAGCTCTTCCTGCTGGGCCTTGGTCACCTCGGCTCTGCGCACCACGTTGGCGGCAAGGCCTGCGGTGCGCTCTGCATTCAGGGCTACCGTGCCGTTCTGGAACAGGGTGTCGTTCAGCCAGTCCACTCCATTTTGAACATCACTCATGTCCACTACGGGCTGGATGCTGGGTTCATACTCAAAGTCATCGCTGGCAATGTCGCCCACCCGCTGGGCCAGATCCATCATGGTGGAAAGGGCCGTGTCGCTCACGTCCTGTACGCCCTGCACCACGGAGTCGGTCTCGTCGGTGATGCCCTGCGCCAAACCAAGGCTCAGGTATTCGCCGATGCCCGCCATCACGCGGCTGGGGGAATGGATGCCAAAGAAGTCGCAGAATCCGTTCACGATGCTGCTGCCGAAGTCGCAGATGCCGTTCCACACCGCACCCGCCGCACCGGTAATGCCCTGCCATAGGCCGGAGACCAGGTTTCCGCCCACGTCCACCAGGCCCTTGAAGCCGTTGCTGATCCAGTCCCACAGGTGCGAGAAGGCATTTCCCAGCCAGTCAAAGAACCCGCTGAAGAACTCGCTCACCTGATCCCAGTTGGCGATCAGCAGTCCGCCGCCAGCGATGGCTGCGCCAATGAGCCAGCCTTCGGGGCCAATGGAGCCCAGCACGCTCACCAGAGTGCCGCCCAGTTCTCCCAGACCGCCCAGTAAGCCACCGGAGCCAGTGATCATCTCGCCGATACTGCCAAGGCCGCCCAGTGCTTCTCCCAGCAGTCCCGTGCCGCCCGTGGCAGAGCCCAACAGGCCGCTCATGTTGCCCAGGATGCTGCCAAGGTTCTCGGTCACGCCGGTCACCTTGACTACCTGTCCCATCACCTTCAGGGTACCGCCGCCTTGCGCCAGCGCACTGAAGGCTTTGGGCAGTCCCAGCAGAGCGTTCATGCCCTTGCTCATCAGCAGGCGGCCGAATTCCGTGCCCATAAAGTCCAGCACGGTGGTAATGCCGCCGGTCACTGCCCCGCCCCAGTCACCGCTCACAAGGGCGGTAATGGTACCAAAGAGGTCGGTGATCACTTCGGTCACGCCGTCCTTGGTGGCCACGCCAAAGGCTCTGCTGAGCTTCGAGGCCATTTCCGGGGCGCTCTTCTGCACCTGTGCCCAGACGCTGTTGAAGCCCTCCTGAATGGGCCGCCAGTTCTTCGAGATGGAGTAGCCCAGCTGCATCATCATCCGCTTGCCGGAGTCGTCCAGTTCAAAGGCATCCGCCAGATTTTCCGCAAAGCCTACAAAGCTGTACTGTTCGCTTTGCAGGTCTGCCAGTGCATCCAGTGCGGTCTCGCTGTTCTTGCCAAACTTCTTTACAGCCTCGTCGTACTTCAGCTGCTTGTTCGTTACCTTCTTCAGGCTGTAGCTCATGCTGTCCAGTGCCGTGCCCACGCCAATGATGGCGGTCATGGTGCCCTGGGTGGCGGCTTTCCGTGCCTGGACGCTGTCGGCTCCGTATTGTTCCACCGCAGCCTTGTAAGCATCCTCCCGGCCCGCAAGGTCGCCGTCACCGTAGAGCTTGGCCAGCATGTTCTGCCGGTTGGTCACAAGCTTCTCCTGCTTTTCCAGGTAGGAGACCTTGCTGTCATAGGCATCCAGCTGGGCCTGATTCAGCTCGTTGATGAGCTTCTGCTGTTCGGTCTGTGCCTCCAGATACTGCTGGTAGGCCGCCTGGGTCTTCTGGCTTGCCTCACCGAACTCGTTTTTGATGGCGATGTAGTCCTTCTCGGTGGCCAGCAGGATCTCCGCCTGGTTCTTGATCTTCCGGTTGATGTAGTCGATCTTCTTGTTGGACTTCTCGGTCACCTCGGCGCTGTCCTCGTACAGGGCGCTCCAAAGCTCGTATTCGTCCTCCGCGGTCTTGGCATCGGTCTCGTACCGCTCCTGAATGACCTTCAGGATGCTGTCCTGCTTGCTTCTCTGAAGCTCCGCAAGGGTCTTCTGTTCGCTCAGCAGGGTCCCATAAGCGTCCTTGGTCTTGCTGTTGTTTGCGCCCACCTTGGCCAGCAGGGTGTCGTACTGCTCTTTCGCAATGCCCACCCGTTTGGTCTGGAGCTCGATCTCCCTTGTCAGGCTCTCAGTCTTTTTGGTGATAAGCTCTTCCACCGTGGCCGTGTCGCCGCCCGTCACTTCCCACAGCGCGTATTCGCCGGTGGCGTTGGACATCTCGGTCTTGTTGGCCTTCAGCTTGTCGGAGAATGCACTTGCCAGCGTGTCCGCCAGTGACTTGCCGGCCTTAGAGGCTTTGGACTTGGTGGTGCCGCCGCCCGCTCCGTCCAGTGCATCATCCACGGCGCTCTGGTAGTAGTCGGTCAGCGCGCCAAAGGGGTTCATCTTGCCCCATGTGCTGTCCACAGCATTCTTGATCTCCTCCACGGTAGAGGGGGTCTTGTTGCCAGGCTTCTTGATGCCGCTGTTGGAGGGGATCGGTACAGTATCCTGCGCCGCCTGCTTTGCTGCATTCTGTGCGCCCTTCAGTCCATGTTGATAAACGGGGTTGCCCAGATGGAGCGAATCCATCTTCATGGCGTTGTACAGCCCAACCATGCTGTTCTGTACGGCAATGGTCGCCTCATCCAGAGCAGTGGTCATACCGTCTTTTACCGCAAGGGCCGCATTGTAAGCACTGTTCCGCAGCTCGTCCTGTTTCGTCTTGTCGCCAATGCCCAGAATCGCACCCTCAAGGATGTTCTCTGCATCACTGGCTGCAACGTCACTGGGCGAATGGATGCCCCAGAAGGTGGTGAAGACATTCCGGATGGCGGCGGCAGCGCTGTGCATGGCCGCTTTTGCCTGCGCCAGAACACTCTGGTTTTGCAGGCCTTCCACAACGCCCAGCATGACATATTCGCCGTTCTCGGCCATCACCTTGGAAGGTGAAGCAATACCAAAGAACGATTTGAACGCTTCAACGATCTTTCCACCCAGCGATTTGATGCCGTTGACCGCCATGCCAACCGGCCGGTCGTCCTCAAAGATCTCGCCGAACCAGTCAAAGATGCCCAGTGCCGCATCCTTCATGGCATTTCCGATGCCGCTGAACAGTTCGCTCCATGTTTCCGGAACGCCAAGGAAACTCAGGCCGTCTTTCGCCAGCTGCCAGCACTCCGAGATCACGGCACGGACCAGAGCGTCAAATGCCTCGACAATAGGCCCGGCGCAGTTCTTGATCACCTCGCAGAGCATCGTCACCACGGTGGTCAGTGCTTCCTGAATGTCCGGGGCGGCGTTGATGATGGCTTGACAGATCGGTCCTGCAAACATGGAAAGAACGCCCATCGCCGCAGTCGCCAGCGCGATCACGCCCAGCGACTTTGCGAAGTTCCAGAATGCTTTTGCCAGCAGTTCCAATCCAACCGCCAGCTGAGGCATTGCTGTCAGAAGAGCACCACCCAGCATGGTGATGAGCATTCCGTCCAGAAATACCTGTAACGCCTGCCCGACAGTTTTCGGGTCGGCATCGCCCAGCAGTTTAATGGCAGGGGCCAGGATCAGCAGCGCCGCGCTCATCTTAAGCATAGCGGAGCCCAGACCATTCAGTGCGGAAGCAACGCCGAATTTGGTGAAGGCGATCAGTGCAGTTGTCAACCCTCCGAGACCGGAAAGAGCAGCAATTACACCCTTGGCTAAATCGACCCAGCCCAGCGCCGCAAATTTCTCTACCGCCGCAGCCAGCACATACAGTGCACTTGCCGTCAGCAGGATTCCTGCGCCGGAACTCACGCCACCTGTGGACATGCTGGATGCGATCGTCAGCGCCGTCAATCCAGCTGCAACCTTGATCAGCCCATCGATGGCTGCATCTCCCATCACGGCAAACAGCCCCACAGCTCCTGCCAGTACGATGAGGGAGGTCGACATCACCAGGATGGCCGCGCCGGAGCCGAACTTCGTCTTGGCCGAGAAAGCCGACATGGTGGTCATCAGGAGCATCAGGGTCTTGATGCTGGTCATGGCCGCATCCAGCCGGACAAGCTGAATGTTCGCCAGACTGCTCACCGCCTGTGCTGCGATCCAGATGCCGCCGGCCATGGCTGCGATCGCGGCTCCATTTTGAAATCCAGTCGGGCCGATCACCTTGTTCACCGCAGCCAGAGCCGTGGCCATGGTGGTCAGCAGTCCGCCCAGCGAAACCACCGCCATACCGGCTTTTACCAGGCTGGTGAACTTGATCTCGCTCAGGGGCTTCAGAGCGGTGGAAAGCACCTTGATGGCACTGCTCAGCGCCACCAGCTCCACTGCCGTTGAAAGGATCACTTTGTGGTTCATGGCCTTCTCGCCCACCACCAGCGCCAGCGAGAGCTGACGCATCGCCAGCATCATGGCAACGATGGACACAGTCACAACGGCCAGCGCTGCGGCATTTGCTGCAATGTTGCCCTTCTGAAGGACCTCCATGATCCGGGAAAGTCCCTTGGTAATGGAGCCAATGGCAATGCCCAGTCCGATCAGCGCCGCAGCAGTGCCCCACAGGGTCGCCGCGTTCAGGGCGCTGGCTTTCAGGCTGTCAAATGCTTTCGTGAACCGCTTGGTGGTAGGCTCCAGCAGCTTTGCCGAGACCGTCAGCAGGGTCACGAAGCCAAAGACCGTACTAGCGATCTCCGTGAACTGGTCGGGGTTGATCCGGCTCATCACGTACATGGCCCCGGCCAGGATCAGGATCGCGGTGGCCATGCCGGTCAGGGTCTTGGTGCTCTCGTTCTTCTGCCAGGTCTTGATCGCGCTGGTCAGCTGCTTGAAGGTGCCGGAGATGGAATTGAGCATTCCGGTCAGCGGGGTCTCCAGCATTGCTTTCAGGCTCTTGGTGGCTTTTGCCATCTGCCCGATGCTGAACGCCAGCAGTCCCACGTCGATCAGGCTCATAAACCGGTAAACGTCGGTCCCGCTGATGGCATCAAAGCCCTCTTTCACAGCGGTAAAGAACTGCTTCACCGGGGCAAAGGCATTCCCCACCGAGCCATTGATCTTGTTCATGCTGCGCTGAAAACTGGAAGCAAACTCGCTCATGGATTTGCTCAGGTTCTTCGGCATGTCGATGAGATTCTGCTGGAAGTCCTCCAGATTTGGCTTTGTCAGCCCCAGTACCTGCACCGCGTTCTCCCCAAGGCCACCCAGTTTGGAGAGCAGGGTCGAGATCGCCATGCCAAGCGCACCCAGGATGCCAATGCCTCCGCTTGCTGCGGTCCGGATCACAGCGCTCAGTCCGTCAAAGGCCCGTCTGCCCACGGAGTACAAGGTGCCCAGCAGGCCGGTGCTCTCCTCGCCCTTTTTCAGGAAGGTGTCGATGTACTGCGCGATCTTCGTGTTTTTCAGCATGCTGCCCAGTGCATCCACGGGGCTCAGGAGCTTCGTCAGCGCCGTCTTGATGCCGCCCAGCTTCTCCCGCAGGGTGCCGCTTCCGGTGGCAACTTTATAGATCGTCTCAAGGAAATCCCCAAGCCCGGCTCCCACGCTCAGCATCACCTGTGCCACAGGCTTCGCAGCGTTCGCCAGCAGCGAAAATGCTTCCTTTGCCACCGCGCCGATCTTGCTCAGGATCGTGGTAACGCCTTTCAGCACCGTGAACAGGCCCTTGAAGGTCTTCTTGATCTTCTCTGCGGTCTGGTCGGTGATGATGAGCTTCTGGGTCATCAGGTCGAGCCGTTCGGCAAAGCTGTAAATGCGCTCTCCGTCTGCGGGCGGGAAGATCTCACTGAACGCCTCCTTCACAGGGGCCACCACTTTGCCAATGGCATCCATGATGTTCCAGAAGCTCTGCACCAGATGCTCTCTGCCGGAAAGCTCGCCGATCTTCTGGGCGTACTCGTCCAGATCCAGGGTTCCATTTTGAATCTCGGCGTTCAGCTTCGCAAAGGCTTCCGCATCCCGCTGGATGGTCTCCCGGTCATAGTGCTTTGCGGCCATCTCCTTGTCGCTCAGGGTCAGCAGCTTTTCGGCACTGGTCTGTGCTTCGTCAAGGCTGGCTTTCAGCAGCTGGGCACTTACGCCGTTCTGCTGCAATGCCTTGGTAAAACTGCCCGCTTCGGTGATCTGGTCCTCGGTCACAGCACCGCTGGCCAGTGCCACCTGCTGGAGGGTGTAGCTGTAGGCATCTGCCTGGTCCCCCAGCCTGCCTTGCAGCTGTGCCCATCCACTGTTCAGTCCGTCCTTCAGCCGTTCGTTCAGCCCGTCGATGCTGGGCACAAAAATGTCGTACAGCCGATCCGAAAGCTCTGTCCAGGTCTCGGTGGCTTCTTCCTTGTTGCCAAAGAATGTCTCGAATACAGCCATCCATTTTGAGCTGACCGCGTCCTTGGTGGAATCAATGGCCTGTCCAAAACTGGTTGCCTGCTGGGCGGCGAGAGCCGCACGTTCTGCCAGCTCGCCGTATTGACCGCTCAGCTTCTCAAGGGCCTCGGAGCTGGTCATGCCCTTGTTCTTCTGGGTCATCTCATAGGCCGCTTCCATCATGGAGGCGTACTTCTCAAAGGTCTTTTCCATGACCTTCGTGTTGGCCCACTTTTTGGAAAGGGAGCTCTCAAAGGTGCCAATGGTCACCTCGCCCTTTTTCAGGGTGCCCAGCTCCACCGCTGTGTCAATGAGCTCCTGCTTCAGGGCCTTGGTGGCCGTACCCATCAGGTTCAGGCTCTTCCAGTCCTGAAGCTGCAAATGTCCGGCGCTGTAGCTCTGGGTCAGGTTCCGGATGGTGCTCTGGAACGCAAAGCCCGTCTTGCCCGCGTCTGCGGTGGCGTTGGCAATACCCATGATCATGGGGATCATCTTGTCGATGTTGCCGCCCGCAGCCGTCATCTGGGAAAGGGCGCTGGTCATCTCGCTGAAGCTATAGCTGGTCTCGTCGGAGTACCACATCAGCTTGTTCAGGTAACCGTTCACCTGATCGATGCTCTTACCCGTGGCGTTCATGATGGTCTGAACGTTGGAGGTCTTTTCGGTGTACTTGTCCCAGCCGCTGGCCACCTGATCGATAGACAGACTCTTGACCAGCTTCTCGCCAGCGTCAACAAATTTGTTAGTGATGTTCACCAGCGCCGTGGTGGCCACGATGTTCAGGCTCGAGAACTTGGATTCCAGCCGGTCAAGGCTCGTCTGCATGGTGGCAAAGTCCACGTTCTCCGCGGCTGCATCCAGCTTCTCAAAGCCCTTTTCCGCTCCCTTGAACTGGAGCTTCTCCATCAGCCGGTCAATGGTCGAGATGGTCTGTTTGGTATTTTTCTCAAAATTTGCGTTGTCAAACCGCATTTCAACAACGCGGCTGTCTACTTCCTGGCTCATTCTGTCCTTACCTCGCCCCATGCCCGTGCTGCGATCCGCTCAAAAATGGGCCGCATCGCAGGGTTGATATAATCCACGCCCTCTACGTATCCTCCGTTTCGTGTGCCGTGTCCGTATTGCAGGATCACCGCAATGGGCACACCGTCCACGATGTTGGAGTTTCTCCATGTAATGGTGATGCTCTCTTTTCCCTTGGTCACCGTGTAGCTCCAGCTTGCCGCCGTCTTTCCCGTGTCCTTCGGGGTCGCCTTTGCAAGGGCCTCCACGCCCTCCTGTCCGTATCGGTCAAGCAGCTCATCCAAGCTCAGGTTCGAGCATCGCTTCAAAAATTTCCGGCTCTTCTTCCAGTCGCCCTTCTGGCGAAAGACAATTACTTTTGGCATCTTACCCTCTCGTCTTCAGCCGGGCCTTTCTCTGCTCGTTCAGCATCCGCTGTTGAGCCATTCGGTCGCCCTTGCTCATCTTCTTCGCCGGTGCCTGGCTCTCCTGGCATACCCGGATCAGGGTCAACAATCGGTTCAAATGCCACTTCTCGCACTCTTTCGGAATGCCAAAGCTGAACATCTGACAGTACAGCACCTCAGCCGTGGTCTCGGTCCCGCTTTTCCGGGGCGGTCGTTTTGGCCGGGGCTTTCCTGCGGTCTTTCGTTCGTTGGGTCTCGGCTCCCCGCTGAACCATGTTGCGGTCATGGGAGCTTCCATATATTCGTTAATGGAACGGTACTGTTCCCGGGTCAGTCTGGCGTACACTTCGGGGTCTACCCCCTTGGTCACCGTCATGCAGCGGATGTAGTCCAGCCACTGCTCCACGTTCAGCTTGTCCAGATTGCTCAGGAACGGGATGTTCCAGTTGCTTTCCCAATGAGCCAGGGAGAGCAGTGAATGTTCCAGCTTCAGGACCACGGCAGGCGTGTAGACAAATTCCTCTGTCTTTTCGTTCCACCGCTGTTGTCCCGGTATCGTAAGCGTCATCATTTGCTTTCTCTCCCTGGTATGTGTTCATTGAGGTGCCCTTCTCAGAGCACGCTCCATTTTGAATGTTCTTCTATACAGAGCTCGCCCCTTTGGGGAGCTCCGCGACGCGCCGCCCTTTGGCGGACGGAGCGGTAAGAGGGGCATGTTACTGCTCCTCAGTGCCCTTCACGGGGGCTTCCAGCACCTTCAGGCCGGGCTGTGCGTTCACAGGGGCGGCCTTCTTGGTCTCCTCCTTCATGTCCTCCGGCAGGATGCCCTCAAAGAATGCGGCCGCTGCCTCGCCGTTGGAGGCCAGCTTGTAGTACAGGTCGCTGTAGGCCTGAGTGGACATAAAGTCCGCCAGCACCGCATCGTTCTTGATGAACTTCCGGCCGTCCGGGCTCAGCACACCGTAGCTCTTGCAGATGATCTGCTTGAACAGCTTGGCAAGCTCCAGCTGGCTCTGGGCGGCAATGATGCGGTTGATCATCTGCACAAGGCCGCCCTCGGTGGTCAGCTCCATCTCCATGATCTCGGCACGGGTCAGATTGAAGTAGTAGTCTTCCGTCCGCTCAGTACCGCCAAAGTCCACGGTGGTCATCGTCTTTTTCAGCATTTTTATTCTCCTTTATCGTGTTCATTGATGCTTGGCTTCTTACACCTGGCCCTCGCTGTCGGTGATCAGCTTGATCAGCTCGTCGGGGGAAGGCAGGGTCGCCTCAGCAGTCTCGGTGCCCCAGAGCTTGTCCTGAATGGCCTTCACGGTGGCAGGCTTCAGCTTGGAGCAGTCGATCTCCATGTGGCTGGTGGGGCGGTGGCCGGTCACGTTCACGGGGGAGGTGGTGCACTCCCAGCTGAAGGTGATGGCATCGGGGTTGTCGTTGATGGTGGCGTAGCTCTTCTCGCTGGGAGAAGCGGTGCTGTTCCACGCAATGTGGATCTTCTGGCCCACCTCGTCGTCAACGTCGTTGCCCACGGTGGTCACCCAGCTGAAACCAAAGCCCTGACGCTTCTGCTGGCCGATGGAAACACCCGTTGCAACCTGTGCGGAACCGTCGCAGGGCTCCCACTCGGTGGGGTAGGTGTAGGCTTCGATGGTGTAGCCGTACTCCTCAGCAGAGCGCAGAGAAGCATACTTGATGTCGTCAGCGTAGAGCTTGGTCTCCTCAGCGCCGGAGGGGCTCTCGGTCACGGCGGTCAGGCCATTCCAGGCCACGCCCTTGTCGTAAGTGCCGGTGTTGTTCATGGGATACAGGACACCCAGCTTGGTGCCCATCTCGTAAAACTTTTCGCCGACCGCGTCCCAAATTAATCTGGACATATAGTTCCTCCTTAGATGTAGATCGTAAAAACGGTGTGGTATAATCCGTCCGAAACAAAAGAGCGGTCGTAGGTGCATTTCGGCAACACACTTACGGCCGCTTTGATCTTGCTGTCAGGGTCTTTGTCCATCACGGTCACCGTGTAGAACGGATGCTGGATATAGACCCTGTTGTTTGCATGGTTGTTCCGGATCCTGGTTTCGCTGTATACGATGCAGGGATATTGGAGCTGGAATCCCGCTTTCGGCTGAAAATAGAGGTGGATCGACTTTCCGTTCTCCTTCAGCACTTCGCGCAGGAGCGTGTCAACCTTCAGCCGTGCTTCCATTCCAGAGCCCTCCCAAGGTCAGGATCAGGCGCGGGTATTGTACCTTCACGCCGGTCACCTGCCATTTCTGTCCCATAAACACCGCATACCGGAGATCGTAGAGATGGTCGTTTGCAAACGGGTCCGCCAGAATACTCAACTGGTTTCCAACCGTGATGTCGGGGTTCACCTTGTCCCCCACCTGCATCTGCCGTCCAAACTCCAGCACGTCCCCGTAATAGGTGCGTTCCGTCATCTTCTCGGTAAATACGCTGGGGGCGGTCTCCTCCACCTCATCTGCAAATCCCAGCTTCCCGCAGTATCTCATCTCTTCTCACTCCATTTTGATTTGTTGCGGCTAACCTCGAAACCTGAAAAGATCAGGCCTCGTCCGCAGCCATGGTGCAGGTGGTGGCGGTGGTGCCGTCGGTCACGACCACACCGGCAGCCATCAGGGCCACAGGCAGGTAGGTCTTGTCGGCAGCCATCACGATCAGACGGCCCAGCTTAAAGGCCTTCTCCACGTCAGCCTTCTTGGCCTGAACCTTGTGGGCCTCGTCCTCGTACAGCTTCTTGTCGGTGTGCAGGTAGGCAATGTAGTTTGCCACATGCAGGTCATAACCGGTCTCGTAGATGGTGTTCAGCATATTCATATCCTTTCTCTTTAAGCAGCCCACTCAACAGCCATGGCGCTGAACGGGGTGGTCAGAGCGCCGGAGCAGCGGGTCTCGATCAGGTACTTCTGGGCGTTGAAGTCGATGTCGAAGTCGTCGAACATGGAAACAGCGCCACCCTTGTCTGCGCCCACGGTGTAGTCGGCCAGGTTCACGATCAGGCAGACCAGGTCACCGCCCTTGGCACCCTTGCGGCCCTCCATCTCGGGGATGGTCACAATGTTCTTCACACGCAGCTTGCGGGCCAGAGCAGCCTCGTCAGCATACAGCGGGTGGCCGATGCCGTCCTCCAGCAGGAGCATCTCGGTCAGAGCGTCCTCGGTGGTGAACAGGGTGGGGGTGCCGGAGCCGCGGTACTCCTTGCGGCTGCGCAGGATCTGCTTGATCAGGGCCTTGTACTTGTCCTCCACGGTGGTCAGGCCGGTGGTCTTGCACTGGACCTTGATGGTAAACAGGTCGCTGTCGTTGAACACAGGACGGATGCAGTTCTCATCGATCTTGTCCTCAGAGGCAGCCAGACGGCCGTCGCCCAGCAGGTAAGCCAGAGCCAGCTCACGGTTCAGCTTCAGGCGCATCTCCTGCTTCAGCCATGCCACAACGTCAAAGCTGGTAATGTCGATCACGTCGTCGCGGTCCAGCTTCTGCTTCTTGTACACGGTGGTGGGGCTGGTGGAGCGGCGCAGCAGGCCAAAGACCTCTTCCTTCTTGAAGTTGCCCTTGATGTAACCCTTTGCGCGGGCATCCTCCTCGGTCAGGTCAGCAAACATGCTCTTGAACCGGCTGAAGGGAATGTGGTGCACAGCGCCCATGACCACGCTCACCCAGTCGTCGGGCTTGTCGATGATGCGGGGCGTGGTGTCCAGCAGGTGATCCTCAGGGAACAGCCAGTCGATGTTGTCGATGCTGTGGGCCAGCTCGTCGCTGTCCATGCCGGCATCCTCAAAGGCAGCCTTCATGGTGCCGTGGCTCTTTGCGGTCTTGACCACGTTGTTGATCTCTTCGATGCTGTGCTTCAGCACAGTTGCGTTGGTATCCTTGTCGAAAACATTCTGCTTCACGGTATCGTCCTCCTCACCGTCATCGTTGTCGCCGCCTTCCTGCTCTTCCAGGGCCAGGCCCACCAGAGCGTGGCAGCACTCTTTCTGCTCGTCGGTCATGCTGTTGTAGACCTGTTCGAGCGTCTTGCCTTCGTTCTTTTCGTCCGCCATTTTGGCTTCCTCCTGTGTTGCTTTATCGTCGGTCACGGCATCGCCGCTGTCCGCACTGTGTGTAAGGTCTTCCAGCGGGTTGCCCTCGGGGTCCATGCCGTGGGTAAGGCTCAGGCCGTCCTCGTTATAGATAAAGGCCTCGCCGCCCTCGTAGTCCTCATCGGCGCTGTGCTTTACCACCTCGTCGATCAGGGCACCCGGGTTGCATCCGGCCAGCACCAGGCTCACTTCCCGGATAAAGCCGTGCTTCACGGTGCTGCCCACCTTCTTCAGGCCGTTGGCAAAAATGGAAAAGGCGCTCAGGTCGCCGCTCTCCACGCACTGTCTTGCGGTCTTGCCAGTGTCGGTGTCGTTGAATTTGGCATAGCAGTACACGCCGCCGGGCCGGTTCTCCAGCAGGCAGTGGCCGATCACGTTGTCCACGTTGGCGTGGTCGTGGTTGTACACCATGGGCACAACCTTGCCGCTGCACTCCTTAAAAGCATCCTGCGCGATCACCAGCCCGTCATAGCACCGGACGTTCGCTTTCGTCGCCCAGCCGCTGCAATCGTAGTCAAAATTAACCATTTTGATTTGCAATACTCCTCTCTACGGCATCCCGCCCTGCCGTGATCGTTTTGTTCTGCGCCGCAATTTCCTCACTGCTCTGGCTGATGTTTGCATTCCGCAGTTCATCTGCCTTGGGGTCCTTGCTGGGTTTCATGCCAATGGCCTGCCGGAACTCGTTGGAGGTCATGATCTCGTTGCGGGTAAACTTGTCGGCCATTTCGGCAACGGCGGAAACGGGGGTCAGCTTGAACGGGTCACGGAAGTACATCACGGATTCCCGGTTCGCCCGGTCATCCTCGGTCAGGAACTTCCGCCGGATCTCGTCCACGGCAGCCGCCACAATGGGTTCGATGGTGCGGTTCTCGTAGTTGGTCATCACAGCATCGGAAGCAGTACCGTTCATGATCTCCGGGGTGATACCCAACTGGCTGTATGCCATGTTGGTCAGGTACTCCACGGTCTTCAGAAGGTTGTTTTCGAGGCTGCGGTTCAGCTGCGTGATATGCTCCGTGCCATCGGTGTAGGCAATGCCGTATTTGGAACCGGCGAGCTGCTTTTCGATCTGTGCCCGCCGTTCTTCGGCCTGTTTCTTCCGGGTCTCGCCCTTCACAACGTAGGGCAGCTGGATGATCAGGTCGAGCTTGCCGCTGCCCACCTGTTCGTCGATCACGTCCATCAGGTTCAGCTTCCGGATCAGGCGCTGCACCGTGCCATTGGGCTCGTTCATCACGGCATAGAACGGGTTCTCCACCAGGGCCACCTGTGTCTTCGGCAGGGTGATCTCCTCTTTCCGTCCGGTCCGGTCATTGTACACTTCCAGCCGCACGTCATCCGGGTACCATTCCAGCACCCTTCCCACCCGCATGGATTCGATCCGGGTCTTACCGGTCTTTCCGTCGTAGTCCACGTCAATCGGCACCAGCGCAATGCATCCCTCGTCCAGCATGGAAAGGAACATATCATATCGCAGTGCCCGGCCCGTCTGGTCCTTGTTGCCGGAAAGGTTCAGGCAAGAATTAAGGCCCGAATCAACGGTTTCGTCGTAGCGTCCGTTTTCATCGAGCCTTACATGATTGATGGTAATTGCCGCAGCGTCCATTGCAATGCGGGTGTTGATGGCCGTCATGATCGTCCGGTCATTGCTTCGGTTCAGCCTTACCCGGTCAGGCCGGTAGCTGTATCCTTCGCCGCTTCTTCCGGGGGGATCCCGGTTCAAAAACGCATTCCAGGCGTGTCTCAGTCTGGAGCCAAAGGTTTGTGATGCCATTTTGATTTCCTCCAGACCTTAACTGTCTTTCTTGTCATCGTCTTTCTTCTGTTGGTTTCCGCCAGCGCTTCCGCTCACAATGGCGTTCGCCAGATCAGGGTTCTTGAGTTCCTTCGTGATGAACTGTTTTGCTGCGTAGCTCATAGCGCCGGAAGCGGCCTTGGTCAAAAACTGCTGGGAAGCGTTCGTCATTACGGTCTTCACAAAGCTCTGCCCGCTGTATACGTCCTTCCGCAGCTGTTTCACGTCCTTTTGGAGCTGGAGCCGCTCTTTCTCGGCTTTCAGTTCCTTGTTGGGGTCGTCCGCCCGGATATTGGTCTGCCCCTGAAGATCCCGGTACTGCTTTTCCATTTGCAGCCGGTTGATCCGGGCCCGCAGCTCCTCGTCGGAGTAATCCTCCGCGTTTTTTCCGGTTCGCTTGGGCGCGTACTCTGTCTTGGGCTTCTGCGCATCCTCACCGGCGTTCCCGTCCCCGGCATAGTGTTTCCTGCCTGCGGCCGTCAGGGTACCATCCTTGTTCTGGTACCGCCGCACGCCCCACTTCATGCCCTTGATGCCCCAGTGGTATAGCTCGTCCTTGTATACCTGCATGTTTGTCTCATCACCTCATTTCTTTCCGGCAATGTACTTCTTAACGCTCTTTCCGTCCATGTCCTTCAGCATCGTGATTTTAGGATTATCACCGAACAGGCTCGATATGAAGCTCTTGCCCTTCTTTTTTCCGGAAACGTACTTCCTGGTACTCTTTCCATCCATATCTCGCAGCATTGTGATTTTAGTGTTGTGAGTAACCAACCCCGACACAAACTTCTTGCCTTTTTCGACAGCGGTCTTGATGCGTTGCTTCGCTTTCCGCAGATTCGGATGATCTTTCACGGTTTTAGCTTCGCTCGTGGCGGTGGCTCCGGTCGGAGTTCCTTTTTCGTTAGAGAGATAGTGAGTGGTATAGACACCAAGTCCTTTTGCTCGCTGAATATCTTTGTTAGCAGTGCCACCATCCACCATCGATGTTCCTTTTCCGGTTACAAAGTACGTCGTGTTCTTTTTGCCCTCGAATTTAGGCGAATACCGGTTGTTTTTCTGCCGAGTCATGTACGCGCCATATTCTCGCGCATCGTAGAAATAACGATACTTGGTAAATCCCAATTTGTTACGTCCAACAGCAACACGGGCATAGTATTTGTGCCCCTTTCGCTCTTTTCCCAGGTCGCCATGCGCCAGATAGTTCCAATAATCGTTCATTTTTCGCTCCTTCCTGCGATTTACAACACCTATCGGTCGTGCTATACTCTTCTTATCGAACATTTTCGACAAAGAGGAGTTCTTATGGATACAGTTATCTGCCCCAACTGCGGACATGAAATTTCGGTTCCGAAAAAGAAAGTTTCATCCATAAAATGCCCAAAATGTAATATGGACGGACTTGAGCTCGGTCTTGATTATTTCGATGAAAATGATGAACCTAGAAAATCTTTCTTCAAAAGACATCCTAAAGCTACTGCCGCGGCACTTTTTGCCGGATGGCTTGCTGGAAAAGGGATTCTGTGGTGGTTGAACAATAAAAACGAACTCTTATCCGGTCCTGTTCAAGGAGCTGATTCTTCTGATGAACTCCCAGCCGGGGCTTCCTGTGAGACAGTAACTGAAGGCACATCTTTGGAGTTGATTCCGATTGATTCCGAAGAGGCCGCCCAGAGATTAGTTCATTACAATCTCAACAAACGCAGGCTCCCTGAAAATCAAAGAGCATCAGCAGCCAAACGGGAGGAAGCTAATGCCCTTGGGATCGATATTGGAAACGAATATACGATCGTAGACCCATATGATCGACCAAATCGAAAAAAGACTTCGACTTGATCACTCAAACGCATCCCGGTTCTGTTTCCACGCCACATAAGCGTCCATCATAGCAGCCACGGCATCGATCTTCCGATCCTGCCGCTGTTTGTAGAGTTTCCGGTTGCCGTTGGTATCCACCAGCGTAATGCAGTTGCCCATGGCAAATTGCATCAGCTGTTCGTCAAACAGCAGTTTCCGCTGTTCGCTCAGCTTTTTCAGCTCACCCAGCGGCACGCTTTCGGTCTTTGCACCCTGGATCACTTTCACAACGCCAAAGGTGCTGTTTTCATCGCCCCAGCGCTTCACGAACTCCTGTGCGTTGTAGGGGTCGTAGCCAAACGCCCGTACGTCGTACTCGTTCTCCATGATAAAGTTGTCCAGGTCATCGTACACCTGCATCATGTCCAGAACCGTGCCGTCAAACACGAACAGGGTCCCTTCCAGCATGAACTCCTCATACTGCTGCCGTCTCGAAGCCGGAAGCTGGCTGAGGGTGTAGGATGTGATGTAGTCCCGCGTCTTGACCCCAAAATATCCGTTGGACAGCGGAAACAGGAAGGTAAAGGCGCAGAAGTCGTCGCCCATGGAAAGGTCCACGCCCATAGCACAGGGCATCTGCCAGAAGCTTCTCTTCCTGTGGCACAGGGTCTCCTCGTAGGGGAAGAAATAGGTGTAGCCCTCCATGGGCAGGTTGAAGCGCTTGGCCAGAATATCGTTTCGGGCGCTGGGGGATTTCTCCGCACGCTCCACGTCCAACTGGTAGGTCTCGTAGCTCACGGTCTTGCCCAGGTTCGGGTTGGCCTTCAGCCACATCTCCGGCTGGCCCACTTCCTCGATGGAATCCAGCTTGTAGTACCAGATGGACACATGTGGGTTGACGTACTCCCCTTTCAGGATGCTCATCAACTCCATTTTGATGTCGTCGCCGCAGCCGTTGCGCACCGTGCCCTCGGAGGAAGCCGCCACGATGAGGTAATTCTCGTTCTTGGCCGCGCCCTGCTCAATGGCACCAATGGGGTCTTCCCGGATGTCGCAGGAGAGCCACTCGTCCACGGTCGCCACAGTGTCGCGCCGTCCTTGCAGCTTCTCAATGGTCATCGGGCGCACTTCCAGAAGGCTGTTGGTCAAAAAGTTCTCGATGCCCTTCTTGGTGGAAGCCATCTTCACCCGGTCTGCCTTAGAGCCGGTGGTGTTTTGCAGGCTGCCCTCGGTCATAAACTGGAACACCGGTCCCTTTGCCCGCGCCAATGCGGTGCGGAAGGGTGCCAGCACCTCCTCGGCCTGTTTCATGGTCGGGGCGGTGGTCAGCTGCTGGGTCGTGGTGGTGTACGCCGTCAGAAAGTACGCCTGCAAAAACTCCAGATACATGGTCTTCGCGGCCGATCGGGTAATGATGAGGTACTGCTTTGTCACCAGCCGCTTTTTCAGCCGCCGGGTCTCGTAGTGTCCGCCGCCTCCGCGCTCGTTCGGCACAAAGACGCTTCGTTCTACAAAGTAGTACCATCCAAAGATCTCTTCAGCCCATAACTTGAAACTGTCCAGCAGCTTCACGTCGGTGCCGTCGGTCAGGGTCAGCTCATCCTCGCAAAAGGAGATAAAGCCGTTCACTGCTTTGTCGTCATAGTAGATGCCCGGGTTGGCGATCAGGTCGTCGATCCGCTCCATCTCCATGGCAATTTCCCGGCATACGGGTATTTCGCCACGCATCACGGCCTCCCGAAAACGGCCGTAGTAGATCGGCGTGGCCGTGTTCGAGAGTGCCATTTTCAATTCTCCTATTATAATAAGGTTGGAACCTTACGTTTTATCCTGAATCACTGTCCAGTATCTCGGCCAAGTGGTCATTTCCAAATATTCGAGCAGCCATTTAGGATCACTCAAATCTCGTTCGATTCCATCCTCACGATGCACCACCAAATGCCTGTCGGCATTGATATACCAGTAATCTTTGTAGTCATGCCTACCAGTTTCATCAACATAGTAGCAGTACATACAAATTTTCTTACCCGAAACCAATTGGCGATATGCTTCGGGCCATTCCATCAGGATGTTGCCTTCATGTTTCACCATGTTGTCACACTTCTTTCTCAGAATTATCGTGCTCCACGTTCAGCCGCCATTCCATCTCGGAGGCGGTATTCTTCAGTGCTTCCATGGTGGTGCTGCTCTGGGGCGGGTCAAAGCCCAGCAGCCGTACCTTCACGGCCACGTAAGCCTTCACCGCTTCCACCTTCACCGGGTCGGCAACGAACTCCGTCCATTCGTTTTCTTTCCCGGAAATGGCGTACCCTTCGCCGGGCCCCACGCCCATCTGCACCAGTGCAAACAACGCCATGTTGATGTACATGATGATGTCCGCATCAAAGTCGGTGCACTCCTCGGCAATGCCCAGCAGCTTCTTTACGCTTGTAAGGATGCTGTCCATACTGCGCCTCCGTCAATGTGCGGTGTTTCCGTCCGCAATGCACTGGTTCTCCCACTTCTTGTACACGTCGAGGTAGGTCTCCTTCTTGTCGCCGTTGTGGGTGATCTCATAGTACATGCCATCGGATACGGTGGTGCTTACAAGCGCCTTCCAGTTCTGCAAGGTCTTCGAGAACCATACGATGAACACATCCTCCATCGTCAATTTCTTGCCGTCGGTCGCGTCTACATGACTGTTGAAGTAGTCCACCACCAGCTGCTTTGCGCGGGTCATAAAATCTCTCTGTTCCATTTTTATTCCTCCTCGGCATCGCTGTAGCCACCCATAATGTAGCTCATCATGGCATAATACCAGTCCTTCTGAGCCCTCGCCAGAAGTTCCAGTTCGGCCAGATTGTGGGGCGCGCCGTCCTTCCCCATGGCCGCTTCTTTCTGTGCACTCTCCTCGACCAGCTTGGCCAGCCTCCCCGCATCTATTGCCACTTGACCAGGCTTCAGCAAAACGAGGTCTCCCCCAGCACTCGGAGCAGCGTTTTGTGCGGTCACAGCCTGATTCTCATCCCTCCGCGGGACAATCTTCATCCCATCAAACGTGATATCCCCGGCCCGTGTTGCCCGCACCTGCTGCCCATCAACATTTGTCGCCAGAGCATTGTCAAAGTCAAAGCCTTTGTTCCGCGGTACAGCCGTATAGCCCTGCTGGATCCCGGCTTCCGCAATGCCCACGTTCGCCCAGAGCAGTGCTTCGTCCAGCTTGGTCAGTGCCAGGCTTCTCGCACGGCTCGGTGCAAGGTGCTGGAGCATCGCCTCTGCCTCTTCCAGCTTCCGCCGCAGCCCCATGGCATAGTCCTGCTCTCGCCGGTTAAATGCTTTTTTCTGGTACATACTCATTTCCTCCACTGGATATCAGACTTTTTTCTTTACATACAACATATGGATTGATATACTTATCTCAAACGGTTTTTCTTATACTTCGGAGGCAATATATGCAGTCTTACACCTGTCCCAACTGCGGTGCTCCTGTAAAAATGGATGACCACGGTGCATTTCTCGAGTGTCCTTATTGTGGATCACAGTTCAAGCCCGATGATTCTTCATCTGATGAGCCAAGCAGTCGTCAAACGGATTCGGACGATGATAACGAAGAACTTCGCACCTATGCAGAAATAGTAAATCGCCATATTCCAGAATTTTCGGTCACCGAATTTATCGATAGAGCCAAGCATATTCTCGAAAGAACTCTTGATTTTCTCGGTGATCACGGAATGTACATCCAAGTCGGTGTCGTTTTGCTTTTTGTCGCCTTAGCCATTGTCAGTTTCTTCTTGTAACTTATTCATGTTTTTATCCATGGGCAGGTGTCGCCCGGTCTTCTTTCTCCGTCCGGAAGCTTCGGGCCCTTCCCCGTTCCGTAATGGATCACCTTGTGCGTTGCCGCCGAAACACAAATGGCGTTCTCCGGGTCAAGCAGCTTTTCACACTTGTCAGGATGTTTTCCATCTTGATTTTTTCCTTATTTATACTGATACTTAACCCATGGATCATCAGGGAGTACCGACGATTCGTCCAACTTAAATCCGGATTTCTCGGCGATTTTTATAGATCCAGCATTATCTTTTCTGGCCCACCAGACAATTTGGTCGTATTCGTCTTTATGTGCGTCCAGCCATTTCATGCCTTTTTCGGCTACTTTTGAGCAATAGCCCTTGTTCCGATACTTACTTCCAGCTCTTGTTCCAATGGAGACCGCCACTCCTTTTTCATCACCAATGATGTCAAAAAAAGAAATAGGCACATCCCCTGATTTTTCAACAAAACGTTTTACGTATGCATACCCATCCTCGGCTCTTTCCTGATAAACATCCCCATCAAGGTTGAGGAGTTCTCTGTCTTTTCGAGACATTGTTTTTACAATTTCGTTTACAGCATCCATGTTTTTGTTTACATCCATGGCACACTTCCGCGCTTTCCCCTCACTCGTCAATGTTCCATCCGGGTTCTGGAACCGGCGCACGCCCCACTTTTGGCCCTTGATGCCATGGTGATAAATATAATCGCTCATTTTATTTCCTCCATGGGCAGGTGTCGCCCGGCTTCCGTTCACCATCCGGCATATTTTTATTTTGACCGGTGCCATAATGGATCACCTTGTGCGTTGCCGCCGAAACACAAATGGCGTTCTCCGGATCAAGCAGTTTTTCGCTGTGCTGGAGAACGTCATTTTTTGTTATGGGGTTTATGTGGTGGATGGAGATCTTCGGTCGGATCGGCCTTCCGTCCCGCAGCACCCAGTCTGTGATCGGATGGTCTTTGCACCCCAGGTCGCATCCCATGTCCCGGGCGATGATTCTGTCCCTGAACTGCCGCCACTCTCTCGATTGGTAGAAGTCCTGGTTCAGCCATCGGTCAAACCCAAAGGTGTCTCTCCCCACTTCCCCGTGCAGCTGTAAATACTCCAGCCTCTCCTCGTATGTCGGCAGGGTGCAAAGTTCCGTGTAGCTTTTCATCCAAACAGCCTCGTACATTCGCAAAGAAACAAAACCAGCCCTAGGATGCCGCAGCCCATCAGTGCGCTTGCACTCACCGGATTGTCCGGCCTATTTCCAAGCCATGCCGCTACCAGAAAAATCATTAAATAAAGAAGGATGTTGGGTATCAATATCAACTCATATTCCATCATACTCGTCATCCTCTCCTAGACCGTTGTATTTCTTCATAGCAGCAATGACCTTCTCGTACAGCTCCTCGGAGTGCTGTGCATTCTGTAGTGTCTCGGTCTTTGCCCGCAGAAGCTTGTTTTCCTCTTCCAGCTTTGTTTTCTCCAACTCGTTCTTGGAGGTCGCCAGCTTCAGAAAATGGGTCGTCTCAGCGCTGGATGCCGTACCTTCCAGCAGTCGTTTCTCAACCAGCTTCATCGCCAGGTTGATCATATAGTTTTCTTGTGCTTCCGGGGTTCTTGCAGGCCGCGAAGTTGCAGCCGTCATTTCGCCCGGAGCAGACTTCTTAGGTTTCATTGCAATAACCTCGTTTCACATTCTTATTTTGCTTTTGCAAGGGTTCATGGGAGTCGCAGTAGTACCAGTTAAGCCTGTCTCATTTGAAAGGAGAAGAAAAAGCAGATCATGCCCAATGGAGGTTGAACATCGTGAAAGCCCTGAACCCAAACATATAGGAGGATACTACTCCCATGAGCCCTTGCAAAAACCGCCGAAGCCCCGGTCTACACCCCAGAACCTCGGCGATTTCCCATATGACTGTAAATCTTAACACCTGCTGTGGATACAGGCATCGAGAGTTTACACAAATATAATCGGCAGCTTTCGCTGTCGGAGCCTTAAAGCCAAAATATCAATTTTCCCTCCGGGGAAATATCAAAGACCGGCGCGATTTGAGAGGGGGTGTCGATTTTGGGACCCCTCCCTATGGTTTACGCGGTTTGGCCGAGCGTGTCCTCGTCGGGCACGGTGATCTTGAGCTTCTTGTAAATGTTTATCGGGTCAGCAGCAACGATCTTGTCGATTGCCTTCTCAATTTCATAGGCATTTTCGTTGTCCGTGAACTGAGATGAGGTCTCGGCGATTCTCATAAGCAAACCGGAAGAGTTGTAGCCGTGCTCGACATCATACTGATACCACTTCTCGAACTCGTCGTACGGACTGTACGGGTTGTCAAAGGTGGTGAGAAAGCATCGAACCATTATTCAAAGCCTCTTTCTTAATTGATTGTTATTTGTTGAGCGCACTGTAAACCGTGGACTCCGGAACACCGCAGGCCTTGGCGATTTCAGCATAAGAATAACCGCTTCTCAGCATTGCGTTTGCTTTGGACATCTTTGCAGAAGTCATAACAGTAACTTTTTTCGGCATTGCACGTTTTACAATTTCGTCAGAATCAGACGAATTAAGGAATTTCGTCAACATATTGTCGGAAATTGCGCCAGCCTGAACAGCTTCCCATTCCCTGTCCGTGAAGGTAACCTTGGACTTGCGTCCGCTTGCGCCAACAGAATCGCGAGCACGCTGCATCTCGACAGAAGAGATCTTCTTGATTGCCTTCTTATCTTCCGAAATGTTGGGATCAAGCCCCTGTTCCTGAATCTTCGCCTTAATATTCGCGTTCGCAATCAGCATTGCTTTGCGCTCTTTAGGCTTGTTAGCGATCATGTTGTTATACTTTTCTTTCAGAGAAGCAACCTCAGGCGCATAGGTCTTGGCGGCAGAAGGACTGTATTCAAGTCCCTTCATATTTACCGCCTCTTTGCGCGCCTGATTGGCCATAGCCTTCAACTTGTTAGAGAAGTCCGCGTACAGGTTCTCCTGAATAGTACCAGAAGACAGTGTTCGCGCATCTTTGGTCTCCGATATAAGACTGACCGTGTCCTCGGCCTTACGTTCCTTACCCGTCTTAGGGTCAACGAAGGTACGTCCACTTTCTTTGTAGATGTATTCACCAGTTTCCTTATCGACTCGAATGCTACCACGGCGCTCGGGTACACGAACCGTCTGCTTACGGCGAGACAGGAGCGTGGATGCGCCACCATAGTGTATAGCGCCTTCCTCATCCACACGAATCTGCCACTTCTGCTTCAGCTCGGGAATGCCATTCTCCTGCTCAGACCGCTTGTAGTCCAACTTATGTTTTTCAGCATCGATAACGACCATGGAGTGCTTAACGGCACGTGCCAGCTCGTCCTCGTCGGCACCACGCAGTGTCATGTCAGTGATGAGGTTGGAAATCACGCCCATTTCGCGCTGTTTGTCTTCTTTCTTCATCAACCTGACATTATTTGGATTGCCTTCAGGAACTGCATAAGCGGTCTTGGGATCAAATCCTTCCAATGCTTTCAGTGCACGGGTGGACTTAATGTTAACTTTGTCAGTAACAGGGATTGCCATGACTGTGTCGCCATCGAAATCAGCACCAGACAGCCGCTCTGCAACCTTTGCATTGATGCCGATTGCATCCTGAATTGCACCGAGATTCCGCTTACCGCTGACATTCTTGTTGTTGACAGTCACAATGGGAATCTCAAAGGTACCTGCATGGGGATAACGGATCAGTGCAAGCCTGGTGCCATTCTCATAGGTGGGGCAATACGCCTCTGTCTCCTTGATCTTATTGATCGGCAGGATAACCTTCGTGGACTGACCCGGGAAAGCAGATGCCTTCAGGGTCATGGACGTTCCCTCAACCGTATCAGCAAAATCGTTGAGCAACTTCTTTTTGACCGTAGGATTATCGTACCGCATGATTTCATCATATTGGGCTTTGTAATCCGCGACAGTAAGGTTAAGCTGGTTCTCGATCAGCTTCTTGGGCTGCTTGGAAAGGAACTGAGAAGAGACGTTCCGGGACATCGTATCCCAGTCGCCCTCTTCTTTCAGCTTGTTGATCGGCGAGAGGTGCTCTTTGCCATCTTCGCCGATATACATGCTCTGTCCGTTGGCCTTGATAGCTGCGCCAAACGGGTTGTCAGGATCCGCTTTTGCTTCTTTAAGGACCTTCATCTTGGGCGTGCCAGAAGGCTTATTGGTGTTGAACCTAACGTCCACACCATCCGGCAGATCATCAGAATAGACAGCCATGCCCTTCAGATAATGGTCACCGTCAACGAGGATACGAACCTGCGCATAATGGCTCTTGCCGAGGTCAAGGTCGGGCACACCACGGCGAATCTCTATAACACCGTCTTTGTCCAGACCGCCTTCATCGCCATAATGAATTGCAACTCGACTGGAATCCAGACTAGAGGGGCGCTGAAGCTTCGTGAAGGTCTCGCCGCCATCATCAGAGTGGTAATCGCCCAGAGAATCGATCTGATCCTGATGATTGTAGGCATACTTCTGATCGAACTCTGGTTTCGCAAGCACCATGATATTGGTCTGCTGGCGATTGTTTGTCGGTTGCTTAATGCCTACGCCGTAACGCTTATATCCGTATTCGGCCTCTAACGTATATACTGCATCCTGAAGTTCAGTATCAGTTACGCCCAACGCAAAGTTTGCGCCCTCCGAAACATCGATCATTCCCTTTTTATCGACTTCTTTTTTCAGAGTTTCGGCGATGTTTTTTGCACGCTGTGCCTTTTTGTCTGCATTTCCGGCATATTTGGATCGAACACTTGATTCGCTCATGCCAAGTTGGTTGGCAATTTCAGTCCAGCCAAGGTGATCTTCGTCTTTCAGCTTATGGATCTGCTCGTATTCTGAGGTTTTCCGCTCATGAATGGCAGTTCGCTTTGCCACACGGAACTCGGACAGGCTCATCTGATACTCTTTCGGAAGAGAGTCGTTAATGCTCTCCAGAATATCTTTCTCAGACAATCCCTTCTTCAGAACCTCAATGCGAGACAGGAAATCGCCGGAATGCTGATACGGGTTATCGCCGGAGCCCCAAGGATAGCGACCAGAATGTCGCTTGGTACCATAGTGCTCCAGGATATTGCTTTCGGAAGTGATGCCAAAATAAGAACGGAGGTCTTTTTCAATCGGATTCATGCTGCCACTCCTAACAAAATATCAGTGATGATCGGGTCGAACTCTTTGATTTTAGCGATGACGGGGCTGATTTCCTCTTCAGTGGGGTTCTCGACCCAAACTTCATCGTTCTGGTAGATACGGAGCTCCATCCGAATATCTTTCGGGTGGTATCCGTACTCCAGACAGAACAGAGCGGCATAAATATAGAGCTGCTCCATGTGTGCAGGAACAGCTCCGGTTTTTAAGTCGTGAATGCGAAGGAACCCATCGTTGAACGAAATGGCATCCGCAGTTCCATAGCAGTTGTCGCTGTAATACAGCACCTGCTCGGTATCCATGCGGAAACCAATGGCATCGTTCACGTAGGTATTGAGGGTTTTCTTGTTCTTCGGCAGTTTTTGCTTCAGATCAATGCACTCTGCTGCAAATGCGTGTAGCCGTGTTCCCCGTTCCTTCGCCTGGTAATTGAGAACTGCATTGGTCAATCTATCTGCGTCATAGTTCAACCAATGGTAGTTACTTGCTCCGAGGAGGGCATGTTTCCCCGTGAGTCTCGAATGATCTCGCCAGTTCATTAAGAACTTCCTCCTTGTTTTCGGGATAGATAAAGGCCGCAAAACTCATCTCGTCCATCTGGTGAACGTAATAGTCCTGATTTGGACGATGAGATGCACTCGCTGACTTCTTGCCCTCCAATGCGCCCCATGTTGTGCCGTAGAGAACCAAGAGATCGGGGATTCCCTGAATCTCGTTTGGGTCAAGATGGACAACCATGCAGCCAGGAAAGCGTTCTTTCAGCTCCCTTATCAATCCTGTCTTGAATTTGTTTTCGAGCATGATACAACCTCCAAAAATAAGAGGAATAGTGCATCCTGAGACGCATTCTATTCCCCCCATAAAAGGGGATGTTTTTCTCGCGTGAGTTTTTAGGAAAAAATGTGAATTTTTAGGAATTTTCAGAGCAAAAGAAAAAGCCCCTGCGTTTTTCGCGCAGAGGCATAAAATGCAAATATCAATCTAACCATTCCGACTCAGGCTCAAGATTATCATCTGGATAACTGGCTTCTTCTGTCGGCGATGAGAGGATATCAATATCTTGATTTTCAATCTCATTACCGCATTGATTGCATTTCCAGATGTCGCCGCAATGTGCAAGCATCTTGTGGCACTCCCAGCACCAATGCTCACCGGTATCCTGATCATAACCTGGAGTGTGAATCACTCGATACTCAAATGAGCCATCCGGGTGTTTCAGCCATAATACTGGAAGACCAAGTTCTAGTGTGGTATAAGTCCAAACCTCATCGCCATTCGGAAGAACATCTCGCCCTTCAAAAGAGCGGTCGTGTTCGCGCCATTTTCTTGCCAGCTCATCCATGTAGCTCATGGTTTTCACCTCGTAGAATCAGAAGCGTTACGTTCGTACACTATGGTTCTATGATACACCCTTGGGCGCGCATTTGCAAGTAAAACCCGCTGTGGCCAAAAACCCGTTTTTTATCCTCTATTACTATATATATTTTTTCATTTTTTTAAGTAAGTTAAAGAAAAAAGTGGGTTTTTGGCCAAACGGCATATTTTTAACGTACTTACGTTAAATTTTGTGGCCATTTTTATAAAAATTTTTGGCCACAAAGTGGGTTTTTGGCCAAAAAAATGTCACTTTTTGACGTTTTCTCGAAAATTCCCAAAAATTGCGAAAAATAAAATGGGCAGAAATCGTTCATTTAATAACGCCAAGTGTTTCCAAAATTGCGCCTATCATTAAAATTCCCAGTCCACCAAGCGTTATTCCTAATGACACCTTGATAATTGCAAAGGCACTTTTCAGATCTTCCTTTCGTTTCCGTTCCTCAAACTCCATCTTCTTAAGCTCAAGTTCTTTCGCATCCTTGGACTCTTGGATTCGTGCTTCATCCACAAACCGATGTGTCTCCTGATAGTCATCGAGCCGAACCTTCGTCCCGCAGAACTCACAGAACATGAAATCTCGGTTGTCATCCTTCACCGTAAGATCCGCACCACAGCCAGGGCATTTTACCGTCCGTGCCATAAAAGCACCTCCTATTCGTCATGTATTTAGGATATCATGTGCTCTGCCCATAGTCAAGTAAATCAGGGTGGTCTCACCCAAATAACATTTTTATCCAGTTTCATACTTTAATCCTCAATCTCAAACATCACATTCTCCGGCGAGATGATCGTATCGCACTTCTTACCTTTGAACCGAAACCTAACAAACTGGTTCGTCAAACCGGAAATTTTCTCAACCAGTCCGTATTCACCGCTAAAATTAGCCACGATCTTAGCCCATACTCTCCCCTGCTTGGCCAGCTCGTTAAATTCACCCGCGGTCATTACCCACACTCACCTCCGTCATCAAATTTCTCCCCGCTGCATACAAGAATTTCTTCAGCGACAGCACCTTAATATCGTACGTACTCTTCAAATTCTCCAGCTCAACATTGACCCCACCAGAGCGATATTCCGCCATATCCAATGCATACCGCATCCGGCGATCCGCAACACCAGGGCTGCAATTGAACTTATCTGCCAGTGATGCCTCGATATCCCTCATGGACATAAATCGGTGCGAGTTCAAGTCATCGACGACCATCTCCACAGCCTCGCCCATCAGCTCCCCGCCGAAGGTCAGCATGGGAACTTTCAACTTAGCGAGAAAATCATACGTTCTTTGCTGCATTTCTTATCACCGCATCCTTTCCCACTTAGGTTTTCATAATAGCATTTGCTGCATGAACCAGATATGTGGTACCGTCAATCGTGATTTGCAGCTGATCGCCTTCGTAGTCAGTCCAGTTGTCCACTTTGCCTTGAACAATAGTTCCATCGGGCAACTTAATCTGTGCCCAGGAATAGGTAAATGTCGTATCAAACACCCTATAGTTTCCGCAACTGCATAGCCCGAGGCAGCCAACGAGCATCATCAGACATGCAACGACGCAAATAATACGATTTTTCATAGTTAATCACCTCAACCAAATATCATGTAAATCAAAAGCAAGAACCATCCTGTATATCTGATGATTCTCTGTTTTTCTTCGCCGATGTTCTCAGCAAAAGACATTCCAATTGCGATAGCTTGCAAAATAATGCTTGCGAGCAGCACAATTCGCATCACTTCACCATGCTCCCCTTCCGTGTCTGGTCATCCGCAGGCCAGTACGTGTAAATATCATCGAATACCACCGGGATCTTCTTCTGAAGCTCCATCAACAATGGGCACATCAGCTCACGCATCTGAGGATGTGCTGCCACAGGAGTACGCAGCTTGAAGATGTTGCGCCACTCGCGGTAGTTGGCCGTCACCACGATCTCGGTCTTCAAGCACAGCGGCAGTACACAACGGGCCTGTTCGGGACGCATACCGAGTGCGATCATATCCTTATAAAGGATTTCCGCAGATTCGCAGGAATCAAGCCAGGTGCTGCCAGGCGTATATTCTGCGCTTTCACGTTTCTCGTCAGTGTCGGTCACATCAATATAATACGGCCGAATAAAGCTCAGCTCCCCGCCAAACTTCTCCTTCGAGTAGTTGCAGTACCGGGTGCTCTCCTGCGCAAAGCTCGCAATACGGTGCCGTATCAACTCATTCGCCACACCACGGTCACAGGTAAACAGCACAGACAGCTGCGAATGCTCCAGCATAGCCTCATGCCCCTGCTTCACCAGAAAGCCCACCAGTTTCTTTGCCGACTCACCATCCGGCGTGATCTTGTCCTCGCTCTTATAGCAGACCCGGGCCACCCGCTCGATCTGCTGGAGCTCCTTAATGCCTCCCTCAGAAATATCAGTGAGGATTTCGTACTTAGGTTCAACGATTTTCATAATTAAATCTCCTTTTCATCAGTGAATCCACCATTTCGAGCTGACTGAGGCTCTTTCCATTACCTCTTTTGGCCACCATGCTGATGCCAATATCCTCGATTGGGATAATGTATCCGAGATGAACCAGTTGCTTATGGTCGCAAGTTTCCACCTTCGGACACTTCTGGCATTTAGGTGCAAGTATCGTAAGTGCTCCGAAGTCGTTGTTCATGTTGCCCACTCCGATATCATTTTGCATTCCCAATTCCCACAGATATCACCCGAAGCATGTTTCTTTGCAAACGCTATGCCCTTCTTGATGGCCTCCTGCTTATTCTCTGCTTTGACTTCAAAAGCCTGATGTCCACCACCATTGTCGGTACATTCAAACCAAAATGTGTACTTCATATATCAGCCAGCCTTTCTCTATCAGGATCTCGCAAAATAGAATCCCAGTCTCTAATAAGTTTCCGTAAGCCATGATCATCTGCTATTGGGCTCATCGTTTCTTCATCATATTGCACTATGACACTGCCTGCTTTATCGCATCCAAATCCGCAATTCCGACACCGAATCTTATACTTGATTTCCAGGCTTGTCCCAGTGGTCGCTGTTCCGTATACAGTTGGCCTCACTTTTGAATAGCATACCGGACAACATCTCATATAAAATCCTCCAAAATCGAGTTAAGCAGAATCTCCAGCACCCGGTTTATGCCCGCCACCACTCGATATGGCCACGGTTCTTTCGGTTTCACCCGGGCAGGTGTATCAGACTTTCTCAGCGCACCATAAAGCCACCTGTCGAACTGCCCAAGTGAAATATCATTCTCCATGCACCATTCACGAGCATCTGCGTAGCTAATGTCACCATTCATGCAAAGCTCGACCGCATCACGCAATGTAGCGTTCGGCTTGATCAGGATATCTTTTTGAAGCTCGTAATCCTCGAAATACAAGTCCTCGCGTGACCCGTCAGCCCTGTGAATAACTTGCGCAAAGGGTTTGCCATCCGCATAAAGCGTCGTAATATCCTCATCAATGTCAATTCGAGGACAGTCGTACCTCCATATGGCCTCAACAACTTCTTCATAGTCAATCATATCGCACCTCACAGCAGAATCCGGAACAAAATGAACCAGATCACCTTCAGCGTGAACGCAATAATGATCAGCCATGCACAAATAACCAGCGTTGCCGCCAGAATATGACCCAGCATATGGCCGATCCTCTCCCAAACATTATTCATCCTTATCAACCCTTTCGAGACCTGTAAAATATCCAATGCCAATATGACCACCATCGCAATAATGAATTGGGCGGAACGCCATCAGACCGGCCAGATTGTTCTTCGCATCTTCGAGATTACAGTAGGGATGCCCATCGCTAAATTCCCTCTCGCAAAATCGGCACTTGTAAGTCGGATAATAAAACGGCTTCACCCCACACACCTCCTCGCCGCATCCAGACGGCTCTCCGCAGCGTTCAACTCGAAGATAGCAGCCGTGATAAACTCCGGATCGCAGTTCTCAAAGTGGTTCCGGGCCACCTCAAGATCCCGCAAAGCCTCCCACATGGTATTGACCGTCGTTGGAATCGGCTCCATACGGAATATCTTTTTGGCGAAATCAACGATTTTTCGCAGCATTTCTACACCTCCACATCTTTGTAACCTGACGAGCCGTGAGCCAGCCCTCAACATCATCAAGGCCAAGTGCCTGCCTACCCATCACCTCGATAAGCCCCTGCTCAAAGCCATAGGAACCCCAACCCCAAATGCCATCCCAGATACGATTTCCAGCAGCATCATATGCAGTGATTTGCTCACCACCATCGTGTCGTCCGCCCGGGAGATATTCCTGACAGTCCGGTCTGTCCATCTCTGGCCAGCGACGTTCATAAGTATGCGGAACCTTAGCATGCTTCAGCAGAATATCCAGCTTCTGCATCTCGGTCATGTGATTCCAAACCCGGAGTTTCCAGGTTTTCTTAGACATATTTCTCATTTCTGCATTTCCTTTCGTCGGCCTCCATGGTCTTTGCAATTTTATGCTGAATATAAAGCACACAGCCAGCCTGACTATCACACCCGAATGAAGCCAATAGTCCAGCAATAGCATTCAAAGAGTTCAGATCCTCTTCAGCAAATATCATTTAGCGTTCACCGTTCCTCCTGGTACTCTACAATTTTAGATTTGAAATCAGTCATATACCTTATATTCCATATTGCTCACATGGGCGATGGTATCGTAGTTATCACCCTCAAAGCGAAACCTTGCCATACCGTTCGAGGTTAAATCAGAGAACTTTTCTAAATATCCGCTTCGTCCGGGCCAAGGGCGGATGATTTTCATGAAGACCTTATGGGTCGTGGCTTTTTCCTGAATCTCGTGCATTTGAATCGCTCCTTTTTGTTACAGTTCAGAAAATAAAGAGCCGCAGATTTCTCCACGGCTCCATAATGAAGTCAGTCCAACACCCTCATATCATCGAGAATATCACTTAGTCTTTCACCGTTTTTCTTTCTCTTATCGATTTCCAGCCATTCTTCGTTCGTCAGTTCCCGACGCAATTTCCAGTAATGTCCCAAACTTCTGTCGTAGCAGTACAAATCCTTCAGATTCTGCTCCTTGGTCAGTGCCGCGTGCTTCGACAGCATTTTTGCTCCTGCTGCAATTCCGCCCACAACAACCGGACCATAAGTAATAATCTGCTCTTTGTGCTCATAACACCAAGTCTGTGCTTTTACCTTTTTGTCCTGGAACCACTCCCGAATTTGAGCTTTCTTTCGTGCTCTTTCGAGTTCTTCCATAGTGTAAACCTTTGCCATAAATATTTCTCCTTTATAGTCAGTATTTGGATTTCTCCATAAAGGAGTCTGTTATTTTCGCGTCTTCTCCTCGAACTTCAGAGGCTTCACCGTACCCTCCCGCGCACACTCCGTCAGGCACTCGTGGCAGGACTCGTCCGTCTCCAGCACCTTGAAACTCTTGCATTTCGGGCAGTAGGTTGCATAATCCACTTCGCGCATCCAGTTATTCATCAGCGCTTACCTCTGAAATAAAAGTGTCCTTTCCGCAGCGAGGGCAACGTGCCAGAACCTCACCGTTATGGATTGTGCACTCCTTCATACTGTTCCAGTTAGATGTAGGAATCCCAAAATGAGCATTACAGTCACCGCATTTAACGGCAACGAGCTTTTCGTCAGGGTTTGCATACTCATCGAGGTTACCGATGTATTTATGTATCCAATGCTCATTGCAAAACGGGCATTTCAAAATTCTACTGCTCGCAGGAACTTCATCCATGTCGTACAGCCACACCTCAGGGGCAACAGGATGGCGTTTATTGCAGTTGGTACACTCAACCGATATCCAAGGACGTTTTTTCTGGGTCTTCTCCTGCTTAACGGAGAACCTATCATCCAGCTCCGGGTGCGTCTCCCGCTGGTTCAGTGCCCAGAGCAGGTTCCAACAGGCAGCTCGCAGGTGGTCCTCGTCGTCCATTCCGACCATGTACTTTGCGAGGTGCCGAGAAGCGCTGTCCAGCAGCGAATGCAGCGGAATACCCTTGTCCACATTGTGTTCGCCATACTTCAGTGCGCCCTCTTCGCAGTGCTTGCTGACTTCCATGATGCCATACCAAGGCAGAAGGTCCATCCGTCCCTTCCCTGCGTGCATGTCACGCTTTGCACCAGTTTCAAATTCGGTGCGATCTCCAGAATCCTTAATCATTTGTTTGCCTCCTCCAATTCTTTGATGCGAGTCCCAAGTGCACCAACCGTTGATAATAGGCCCATGAAATGAGCGAAATTCTCATCGGTGTGCATCTTGAGAATGATTGCAGCACAAATTGGATTTTCTCTTTTGTATTCTGCAATCACTTGGTTGTAATTATCAATCTGGTTTTGCAACTCTTCGATGCTCGTGCATTTGCCTACGTCATGGATTGTTTCGATCATCACTGTCCTCCATAAAATTTCCTCTCATTAAACGCTTTCTTCGAGTTCAGGGCTCTCGAAATCGCAAGATCAATACCGCTCCTACTCTTCAGATGGTAGTAGTACAGATCCTTGTACGGTGTATTCAGCCGGTCGATACGCCCCGAGGCCTGCTCCATGATCTTATATGAGTAGTTCTGGCTGTAAAATATAATGGTGTCCGTCTTGATGCAGTTCCAGCCTTCAGCACCGGCATTGTATTGCACCAGATACACCCACCTGTCGCCTTCAGGAAGTGGCTGATGTTTGTGCCCGTTCCATTGTGCAACTTCGGTGCCATTGCCGTAGTCCAGACCCATCAGAATATCAAGCTCATAATCGAAATTATAGAAGATGATGACCCTGGGTCTGCCTTTACAAATATCCAGCACTTTTTCTTGTCGGCTTGCATCAGCGTTCACCAACTTTCGCAGCAGATAGCAGAACTCGCTGGCGGTCTCGATTGGCTTGTTCTCCCAGAGGTTCCACCGGTTCTTGCAGATCGACAGATACTTCACCTTGTCGTACTCCACAAATACATTCTCATGGTGTGAGACAGTCGGCCGCTCGAAGTCCATGTCAACCAGAATCCGTTCCCGCAACCGTACCAAGCGCTGAGTATTCAGATACCGGTCGATCTTCGGGTACTTCGTGCAGAATTGGCTGTATACCACATGCTGGTTGTTGAAGTCCGTTCTGTTTCGATAGAATCCATTGGCGATGAACACCGGGATATAATCCGTCCAGCAGTCCCCAGGAGTGGCGCTGAGCAGAATCCACTCGTTATTTTGCGTAATTTTGTAGAAAGATTTCACCCATGCGCCTTTTCCAACGACTCGCTGCTCGTCAAATATAAAGAACGCATTCTTCACGCCAACGTACTTTCCGATATTGTTCCAGGAATCCACCACGACCTTGTGCTCGTAAATATCATGCTCTGAATCTGTAGACATATAGAAATGGGCCAGTTCTTCGTCCCACTCTCCCGTATCCCGTTTCCGGGCAGTCGTGATGATGTAAAGATCCGGGGGCTCTGTCATGCGTACATAATTCTCCGTGTTCACCTCCCCATCGTAAAGTTTGTAATAGAACGCCAAACTCGTTCTCGATTTTCCGCTTCCTACGCCTCCGCATAAGATGCAACCGATTTTCATACGGTTGATCGCATCCAATTGATAGTCGTAGAGCGTTACACCTGCCATCAGGTCGCTCACCTCATTTCCAACGTCACATAAATGGCACTTTTATTGCAGTGATTCTCGTAGGCCAGAAGCGAGATCGTCGCCTCTTCCTCATCTTCGCCCTCCCCTCTGACGGTATAAGCAAAGAGCTCTTTCCGGTGCTTTCTGAACACCTTCCAGAGCTCTTTTTTCTTAGTAAAGTCCGTGCTTTTTGCAGTAGGACGCATATTGCAAGCCCTCCTTATCTGCTTCGCGCATAATTTCTGACAGTGTGAGCTTTTTAGGCTTTTCTTCCGTCTTTGACATGTTACGCGGTACGGTGTCTCGACATTTATCGCAGTACAATCTTTTTGACGGAACCTGATACATCATAGTGCCGCATTTTTTGCAAGCCTTATCTACTCTGCGAAGTCCGCCCATAAATATCACACCTCCTCAAA